GAAGTCCATCGAGACGGTCAATGCCCGGATGATGGATTGGGAAGCGCAGTTTCAGGCGTTCGCCGTCGCCCACGGTTGCGACTTGGAAGCGGGCGCGATTCTCGTCGTGCCGGACGTGTTCGACATGCGCGACGTGCCGCCGCGCTACCGCGCGCAGGTCATCCAGCGTGGTTCCGACTTCGGCTTGCTGCGCAACCCGACGGGCGAGTGCGCCATGCCTGCGGAACCCGTCGCCGTGGAACTGCCGCCAGCGGAACCCGCCGCCGACGAACCGCCGCCCGAGGAACCCGCGCCCGACGCGCCTACCGACACGCCTACTGCGGAATGAGTGTCGGCAGGTCATCGCGCGGCGCGATGATGAATTTCGTCGTGTAGGGATAAATGCTCGTCGTGGTCGGCAGTCGCAGGATTTCGAACGGAATCACCGCGCCGCCGCCCGGCATCGCCGCCACGACGTCGTACTTTTCAATGACCATCTTAGGCGGATTCACCGCTACGATATTGGCCTGTTGCATCGCAGGCGGCACGTAGCCGTCTTCGCGGTCGGTCGTATCGAGTTCCCCATCGAAGCGGTCCGTAATCAGCAGCTTCGCTTCGCCGACTTCCTCATACGTGAACTGGTCTTCGTCATCGGGCGAGAGCACGCCCAAGCCGCCAAGCGTGGGCGCACCGCCCATCGTGCCGGGCGCGGCGCGCTTGACGACCTTGCGATAGATCGTGCAATCGAGCGCGGCGGGATGCTTCAGTGTCACGGCATCGGTCGCTTCGTTGATGCGCCGGGCGATATCGGGAACGCTCATTTCGTCTTCACTCCAAGGTTTGCCACGAGCGCATCGTATTGCGCCTGCGTGATGCCGCCAAACTTCAATGCTTGCTGCAAGCCCGCAATAGCCTTGCGCGTGTCCGCCGCCGACTTGCGCTGATCGGGCGTCATCGCGCGCCGCGCCTTGTCCGCCGCCTTCCTCTCCATCGCCTGAGACAGCGCCTTCGCTTGCGCCGCTGCGTGCGCCTTAGATGGCGACAGCCGGATGGTCGCCGACTTGCCGCGAGCGGCTTGCTTCTCACCCTGCGCGCGCACGTCAGCAGCTTTCTCGCGCTCGTACTTCATCGCGGCTTTGTTGCTCGATGCGCGCAGCTTTTCGAGTTGCGCGACGAGCTTCTTATGAATCGTCGCGTCTTTCTGAATGTTGTGCATCGTGCGCAGCACGTGCTTGCATCCGACGCCGGTCAGGTTGGGGTTCCTGACGCGCGGGAATCCATGCTCTTGCAACCCATAGGCGAAGTTCCCGACCGTACAGAGATACCGGAACCAGTACCTATATCGTCCGCAATCGCACTGAAACTTGAGCCGCCCATTCGCCATGAGCTTGCCGAGCTTGCGCTTGTCCTTCTCAGGAACCGGGTTGTTGAACTGGTTGTCGAGTTCGAGGAATTGAACGTGGACGTGGTGCCGATTCACGTCCGAGTCCGGTCCTGCACTCGTGACGAAGTGGAAGACGTCCGCCTGTGCGCCGACAATCATCGACGTGCGAATCTGATCGTTCGCGCGCTTTTTGTCGATGTGCAGCGACATGTCGATGACTTGCTGTGCGGTGATGCCTTCCGTGTAGGTCGCGGTCTTGCCGCGCCCTTTGACTCGAAACTGATTCTTGAATAGCTGACGGTTCGATGCGAACGCGCGCAGGTCAGCATTCGTGATCGGTCGAACCGTGCCGCCTAGCGTCGTCATCAACAGGCGCTTGGCGTCGTATTCGCCAGAGACGTCGTTCGCCGTGAGAATGGTCGGCGACGCGAGGCGGCGCGCGTGTTGTTCGGCGTGCCGCGCTTCCGCTTCGCCCTTCGCGCTCGTAATCCGCTTCGTCGCCGAAGCGACGATGGCCCGCGCCAGTTTTACGCGGTCGTGTGACGTTGCCATTAGTCGAGTGACCCATACGCGGCAAGTTCCGCGTCAGTGAGAAAGCCGGTCTGCTTTTTCAGGGCCGCGAGTTGCGCCTGAGTCGGCATCACGAGCAGTTGTTCGGGAAGCGCCTGTTCGAACGTGTCGAGGCCCGCCGCCGCGAACGGCACGATGGCAAGCGTGCGGTCGCCATAAACCCGGTACGCGACGAGCGTTAAATCAAGCCGCTCGTCGGGCTTCGTGTAGTAACGAATCGCGTCCTGCCAAACCGGGGTCTGCACGGCAAACTTGCGCACGGCCCGCACGAACGCAGCGGTTGCGGTTTCGGCGGGCATCCCTTACTCCTTCGCGCCCGCGTCTTGCGCGGCCTTCCAAGCCTCATAGCGCTTGCGCTCTTCTTCGAGCGCGGCAGCACTCTGCGCTTGCTCTTCAGCTTGCGCGGCGGCGCGCGCGGCGGCTTCGTCCTTCAGGCGTTGCTTGTCCGCTTCTTCCGCATCGACGGCGGCGCGCACCGCTTGCGCGTCCGGCAGGTCCGGCCACTGAATCTCGCGCGTGAAGTCGGCGTTCTGCACGAGCCGCGTGAGCGACATTTGATACTCGGACCACGCGCGGTACATGCCGGTTTCGAACGGCGTGAGCAGGCCGAGCGTCATCGCGTCCGCCTTGCCCCAATTCTCTTGCTGCGCGCGCTGCATGCGCAGTTCGACCTGTTGCAAGAAATCGGCGCGGGCGCGCGCGAGCACGGCGGCTTGGTCGATAGTCCATGCGCCGTCTTTCCAAACGTGGTCGTCAGACGGGCGCGGCTCTTGAGTCAGGCCGACGCTTTCGGGCGTGACGCCCGGCGCGAGAATTTCAGCCTTCTCGCCGTTGTCGCAGCGGTAGAGCACAATCGAGCGCCAGTCATCGCGCAAGACCCATTCATTGGCCGCGAAGTCGAAGAACGGGTACTTGCCGCGCGGTCGCTCAGGCGGCGTCACGGTCGTGGCGAAGGCCGGAATCAGCCAGTTGTCGATAACGATCGGATCGGGCGTCGCAAGATGGCTTCCCGTGTATTCGCCGGTCTTGGCGTCGTAGTTGTGGATATACATGGTCAATGAGTCCTTAGATGACGCGAATGAACGCGGCGATGGATACGTTGTGCGGGCGCGGCTCGTTGCCGCCGTCGGCGTAAATCGTCAGGCCGTGCGTGTGCGTGCCCGCGCCGCCGATGCCGACGCCGTGGCCGTGGCTGCCGTTCGCGTCGATGGAAAGCGAGTGCGTGTGATCGCCCGCGCCCATGATGTCAGCGGAGTCGCCGGGGCCGACGGCCTGTTCGGAGCCTGAGCCGCTTGTGTCATTGCCGGTGAGCGAGCCGCCATAGGGCGGGCGCAGCAGCCGCGTATAGCCGCCGGTGTTGTGGTTGTGAGCGCCAGAGCCAAGGGCCGAGCCGGTATGCCCGTGGTAGCCCTGCACGTCGGTCCACGCGCTATGAAGGTGATCGCCGACCGCCGCGATTGCGCCGCCGTGCGCGTGATAGGCGTTCTGCCCGCCTTGGAAGTGGCCCGGATAGGGACGCCCCGAATCGCGACCGCGCCCGAAGTCATGGCAGCGCAGGAATTCGCCGCGCAGTTCGGGGATGCGGAAGGTCGTGCCGTTGACGCCGCCCGAGCCGTAGGAGAAGCCGCCCCAATAGTTCGCCTTCCAGTCGGAGTCTTGGAAAATCAGCCCGCCGCCTTGCACCGCCGCCCACAAGTCGGGGTAGGCCGTGCGCGAGAGTTCCGCGCCGTTGCATAGCAGGTATCCGGCGCGCGGATTGGTGCGCGGCTCGAACACGACCATGCCGACCTGCGCGGTACGAATGGCCTGCGTGACCCATTGCGCGTTGACCAGTTCAAGGCCAATCGCGCCGTAGGCGGGCGTCACCGTGCGCGGGTTGCCGAGGAACATCGGCGAGTTGACGAGGGCGATGTTCCCCAAGTCCGTTGCATCGACGGTCGCGCGCAGGCCGGAATCGTCTTTCGACCATCCGAGATAGACCTTGCTCGTGCCGTTCATGTTCAGCCCGCCGTTTTGCTGCACGGGGGTGAAGCCCAAGCCGCCTTGCTTGGTCGCGAGAATGTCGGCAAGACCCGCGACGTGGTTAATGTCGGTCTGCGCGTACACGAGGTTCGAGGCGTTCGCGCCGACTGCGCGCGTGACCGTGACCGCACCCAATGACGTGACGAGCGACATGGCCCATCCAGACGCCCAAAACACCGGGTCGCCGCCGTCGCCGTTCAGCGAAATCATCACTTCCGAGAGCGCGAAGCGCGGATACGCCCACGTCTTCGTCACGTCTCCAATCAGAATGCAGGGCTTGGTGCCGTCGTTGCCGAAGCGCACCGGCAGGTCGTTGTCCGGCACTTGGCCGAGAATCGCGACTTCGCAGGTTTCCCACGCGAGCGACGTATTCACATGGCCGCTGATGATCGCGGAGAACGGGCGCTTGTCGCCCGTATCGAGCACGTCCACGCGCAGGCGGAAGATCGTATCTTTTGCCTGCGAGCCGTTCGGAAACACGATGCGCAGCGCGCCGGTCGGCGCACCGTTCAAGCCGAGCGTGCCGCCTGCCGGGTTCGAGATGCGCACGACGCCGGTCGTGTCCGCCGCGCCCATTTGCACGGCGGTGCGCTTCGGCACGAATTCCGCGTCCATTTCTGCGACGCTATGGCCCCATCGCTCCCATTTCGTCGGGTTGCTCGCTGGCAGGTTGCCCGTGTTGTTCGCGACGATAGAGCGATACGTCTTGTTGTCCGGCCCGGTGACTTTCGCGCCGATGCCATAGGTCAGCTTCGCGTCATACTCGCCCATGCCGCGCGCCTTCTGCACATACTGCGTGTGCGGGTCGGGGTCTGCCGCGTGCTGAAGGATAAGCGTCGCCATCCCTTGCGGATCGACGCCGACGGTCACATTCACGCTACCCTGCGGGAACGCGGAAATGTCCATCGTGTACGCGAACGGAACCGGGAAGTTCGCCGACTTCACGAACAGCGCGCCGCCCGTCGCGCGCGACCACACAGCGCACAGTGTCGGGGTCGCGGCAAGGTTCGATTCAGGCACGCCAAACCAGCCGATTTCGCCGATGGCCAAGCCATTCGGGGAGCGGCCCTGCGGGTCCGTGTCGGTGATCGTGACGCCAGTCTGAATGGACGTCGGCGTGGGCTTGGAGCCGCCGCCGATAGGGTAGCGGGCGACTTCGGATTTCAGCGCGATTTCGGCCCCGGTCGGGTTGTACAGGCCCGTGCCGATGGCGATATGCGTCAAGCGAAACGCGAAGCCCGTGCCGCCGCCATTGGGCGCGAGCGCGAGCGCCGCATTGGTGATTTTAGGGTTGAGTGCAGTGATCGCCACAATGGTTCCTCAAGTGCGTTGGGAACCATTCTCACGGGCGTTCCTGCGCGCGGCGGCGCGCGTTTTCCTATGTCAGATGGACATGAACATGCTCGCCATTTCGGACCCCATATCCATCGCGTCATTCGCTTTCAGGGTGATATTGGCGGCATTCACGAGCGCGAGAATCGCGACGTTGCCGTTGGTCGTGTCGGTCGATAGCTCGTAGCGCGTGCCCGATTCGTTGAAGCCCGCCGTCTGGATGCGCGCTTGCGGGTCGTGCTTGGATACCGCCGACATGATTTCGAGCACGCCCGTGTGCTTGGCACTGAAGAACTGCCGGATCGCGTCTTGGAAGTCGTCTTCGGTGAAGAGCCGGTCACGATTGCTGCGCGCATCGTTGGTGACGACAAGCGCGCCGTCAAGCCGCTCGCCGGGCGTGAGTTCGTCCGAGATAATCAGGTAGCCGCTTGTCGGGTCCAGCATCGCGAGCAGATTCACCGGATGGCCGAAGTAGCCGACGATTTCGGCCTGCATGGTAACGAGTTCGCTCACGAGCGCACCTGTGTGATGACGCCCGCCTTGTTGACGGTCGTGCTGATGTGTGTGCCGTTGGCCGTGCCGAGCGCGCCGCCAAGCGTCGCCTGAGCCTCAATGTCGATGACCACCGGAAAGCCTGCGGGCGCGGTCTTGCCGTCGTTCGCCTGCCCTTCGCCGGGCGCACGAAAGCGCGGCACGGTCGCCCGGATGGTCATGTCCGAGACGAGCACCGTCACGTTACCCTGATCGAGCGCATTGACCACGCCGGGCGGGTCGATGGCTTCGAGCACGCAAGGCCACTTCGACTTGAACCCGGCGAAGGTGTATTCGCTATAGAAGCGCCGCCCGGTCGGGCCTTGCGTGAGCCACATGTGCCACTGCGCGAGCAGGGAATGAGCCGTTGCCATTTCGGGCGCGACGAAGACGACCTGCACCTTGTATTCGTTGCAGACCGTCGAGACGTGATAGACCCGTTCGAGCGGGTCGCCGGGAAAGACGAAGGGCGTCTCAGGAACCGCGACCGAGAATTCCGGCAGCACCGGCATATAGTCCTTCGCGAGCGCGAGGAACACGACCGGCAGCATGGACGACAGGCCCGGACCGGCGTTGTTCTCGTTCTGCCGCCAAGCGGTGAGCATCTTTTCGACGTCATCGACCATGCGGCCCGACGCCCACACAATCGACTTGGCGACGTCGCGCTTGGCGAATTCCATCACGAATTGTGTGTCCACAATCAGCGAGGCGTGATAGCCGACCATGAACTGCCCGAGGCCGATTTGAATGGGCGTGAGAAACGACATTTAGACTCCGTATTGCGACTTGGCCGCGCGCAGGGCGGCGTCTTCCGGCACGTCGTCCTTCGGTTCCGGCTCAAAGTCCACGACCGTGCCGCGCGAGAACGCGCGCACGCGGCGCGAGAGTTCATCGCTTGCGGTCTTCGAGACAATCAGCGGGCGCGTGGAATCGACGCCATCGAGCACGACCACGCCTGCATCTTTGGGCGACTTCGAGAGAATCGACAGCAGTTCTTCGTTCTCTTCGCGCAGGGCTTGGATCGCCTGCATCGCGACTTCGTGATCGCGCGCGAGCGAGTCGAACAGCGCCTTGGCCGCGCCTTGCGCCATCGTCCAGTCCGCGAGCACCGCATCGAGAATCAGACCGTCGAACGCGCCGCCCGTCGAATCGAGCATGTAGCCGCGATTGGTCGTGTAGTTCGGTTCCGCGACGTAATCGAAGCCGCCGAAGAGAATCGGCACGTCCCGCCCGCCGATGGGCTTGGCGAAAATCGCCGACGAGAAGCCGCCTTGCCGCGAGTCGAATAGGCGCGCGGCGAGTTCGCCGGATTCGGTATCGAGGAATTCCGCTTCGTGCGTCACGTTGCCGTCTTCGTCCGCGCTCAGGTGCGTGGTGACAAGCGCAGGCTCGATGAATACGGGCTTGCCCGACACGTCATCGAAGACGGTTTCGGCAGGCTCGAAGCCGTATTTGGCGCGCACGACATGGCCGTAAAAGCCGCGCAGGTCGCGGTTCTTCACGCGCTCCTGAATCTCGTTGCCGTTGATAAGCGCGGCCAGCGCCCGGCAGTCCAGATTGCGGTCCTGCCCGATGAATTTGCGTCCGCGCTCGCGCACGTTGTACGTGATTTTGCCGGTCTTCTTTCCCATGATTTCGTTCCTTACCTTGTGAGAGTGCCGCTTGCGAGAACCGGCATTGAACCAATCGCGCCGCCCGCCAGAGAAAGCCCGCCGCTTGCCGCGCCGAGCGATTCGAAGACGGTCGAGAGTTGCAGTTCGAGCATGAGCCGCGCGGCGAGCGTCGAGCGAAACGCCTTCGCGATTTCAATCAGGCCCAAGCCGTTGTCCACGGACACGGGCAGGGTGATGCGGATACGGCCCGTGCGGAAATACACGAGCGGCGCGGGCGGCGTGATGCCGTCGGCAAACGTCGCCATGCCGTTCGCATCGACGGTGAAATCCGTATAGGTCACGGGCGCGGTCGTGTTCGCGATGTAGCGGGTCGCGGTTGCGCCCGGCTCGCATTGCGCCATGTCCACGTAGAACACCGTATTGACCGGCAGGCCCGCCGTGCCGCCGTTGCCCTTGATGTTCCAGTCGCACCATGTACGCGCCGCCGTGAGCGTGGCCACGCTTGTGACGCGCACCCATTGATCGAGCGCCGTCACCGTGAACCCGCTGCCAGTGTCGGCGTCGTTGTAATCGGCGTAGAGCGTCACGTCGGTAACGCCCTGACCGGACGGCACGTAAATCCACAGCGACGCGGCGCACGGCCCGGCATTGAGCGTCAAGCCCGATTGCCGGACGAACAGCGGGGCCGTGGACGATGCGACGGTGATTTTCGTGACCGTCTTACCGGTTCCATCGGGCGCAGGAATCGCCGTGGACGTCGCCTTTGGCCCGGCGTAGCCCGTGCCGCCGCCACTCCAATACGCGTTGTCGGCGAGGTTGCCGCTTTGCCGCAAGGCGTTCGTGCGCGGGGTCGGGTAGAGCGGCATGCGCCCCTGATAATCCGTGCGAAAGACGTCCGGCAAGTCTTCGCCGGTATCGGTCTTGAAGACCGCGACGGTCGTCGGGTCCAGTTGCACGGACGTGAGGGGCGTCGCGTCTTGGGGGTAGTCGGCGGCGGTCGCCATCGGATGCCATAGCGTCTCGACCTTCCACACGCCCGGCCATACCGATTGAAGGTATTGCTTGAGGAACAGCATGCCGCGCCGGGGATTGCGCGCACGAGCGGCCTTCAGCAAAAAGGCCGTGCGCGTCGCATCGCGCCGCACGATTGCAAGCCCGTAGTCCTTCAGCGTGCGCTCAATCAGGTCCGTGTCGCCCAAGTGCGGCATACCGGAAAGATTCACCTGACGTTCGAACGGGCGAATGTACTGGTCGTACACCGCCAGAAAAGCGTCCTTCAGTTCGCTTTCGAGTTGGTCGTACTCGAACGAGTTGCGCAGCGGTTGAAGGTCGGGCGCATCGACGGGCAGAAGGTTGTTCGACACGTCAATGGCTCCACTGGCCGTCGTTGTACGTCGCCTGCGTCACGTTGACCGTGAGGCTCGCGAGCGAGACGTAGCGGAACTGTTCGGGCTTCGGGGCCGACAGGTCAGCGATAGTGATGCGGAAGTCCGAGCCATCGTCTTGCAGGGCCGCGAGCGTGCGCAGCGTGTCGGACATGCGCTTATTCGACAGGCGCACCATGCCCTTTTGCACGGCGATGGAGTCGCGCCCGTAGAGCGCAATGATCGCGTCCTG